TTCAAATTTATTCATCATTTTTATTTAGAGTAAGACCAAGTAGAGATTTTGGTTCTATGCAAGATGAAGCTAGTTTAGAATCATTCTTAAAAGATGCTGATCTTGAGGGTAATAGTTTTACAACTGTTATGAAACAAGCACAGAACTACGCATCAATTTATGGACATTGTTTTTTAATATTAGACAAACCACCAGTACAAACAAACACAAAAGCAGAAGAACTTGATCAAGACATAAGACCTTATGTATCAATGGTAACACCAGAGAATGTACTAGATTGGAATTTTGAAAGAAAGTTAAATGGTAAATATGAACTTAACTATTTAAAAATAAGAGAAGAAGTAGATAAATCTGGTGGCTCATATATAAGATTATGGTTTCCTGATAGGGTAGATACTATTTATGTAGAGGACATAGGAACAGAGCCAACATTAATAGATACTGCCACAAATCTGATTGGCAAAATACCAGCAGTTATTTTATACAATGCAAAGTCACACAAACGAGGCATTGGTCAATCTGACCTTACAGATATAGCTGACTTACAGAAATCAATTTACAATGAATTTTCAGAAATAGAACAATTAATAAGATTAACAAACCATCCATCATTAGTTAAAACAGGAGGGGTCAATGCAAGTGCTGGAGCTGGTGCAGTTATTGAAATGCCTGAAGAGATGGACTCTAATTTAAAACCATATTTATTACAACCATCAGGACAAAACCTTGTAGCGATTATGGACTCAATAAATAATAAGGTTGAGTCAATTAACAGGATCGCACACACAGGAGCAGTAAGAACAACAAAAACACAAGTTTCATCAGGGGTTGCTCTTCAAACAGAATTTGAATTATTAAATGCTCGATTGTCAGAGAAAGCAGATAACTTACAATTAGCAGAAGAACAAATATTTAAGTGTTATGCAATGTATCAAAACGCACAATTTGATGGAGAAATAAACTACCCTGATAGTTTTAATATTAGAGATTTTGCAAGTGATTTAGTTTTTTATCAACAAGCCAAATCAATTAATGTACCATCATCAACATTAAACAAAGAAATAGATAAAGAAATTGCACGAGCAGTTGTAGATGACGATGAAAAATTAGGTTTAATATTTGATGAGATAGATGCAAATAAAGAAGTAGGACAATTCACACAAGAAGAGCCTCAAGCTGAAGATCAAGAAGTCGAGGAAGAGGAAGTTTAATGAATGTCAGATTTAGTTCAAGATTTTTCAGAATATAGAATCAGATCTATTGAAATAGCAGAAGCTAAATATTACGAATCATTAATAAAAGTTTTAGATAATATTGAAAAACAAGTCACATCCCTTGCTGGAAGAACTCTACCATTAAACGACAAAGGACAGTTATTTGATTTAAAAATAGCAGTGGCTATGCAACCTAAAATTAGAGCAATATTAGAAAAAGAATATTTAGCTTGGGCAGATAATGTTGTTAGAGAGGGATATAATAAACAAGCTAAAAGAGTTGAGAAAGCATTTAAAACTATTGGTCGAATCCCTGTAGAGTTTCAACAATTAACAAATGCTGACCTAACATTAATAACTAATTTAAAAAGACAATCATTTACACAATTTAAAGATGTATCAAATACATTCACGAGAAAATTATCAGAGAAAATATATCAATCCACATTGACAAGTGTTGAATTTGTGGAATTAGAGGATGATTTAAGAAAAACAATTAATGGTATTTATGCATCATCAAAAGATGAGGATATAAACATGCTTGTTAAAAATATTAAAAAGGATGAGGTAAGATTAAGGAAATTAAGAAGAAACTCAATTAAGGCAAAACAAATAAGGCAGAAATTAGACCTTAATGTTCAAACTTTACAATCAAAATTTGCATCAGATCGTAATGGAGAGAATATGAAAAGGTATGCTGGGCAGATATTAAACGATGGATTAAGAGAATTTGATGCACAACTTAACCTTGCAAAGTCCATAGATGCTGGGTTAACATATGTCAAATATCAAGGGTCAAATATAGCAACAACGAGAGATCATTGTAGGCTTGTAAGAAATGGCACTTATGATAAAAGAAAAGGTGGACTATTCACAATTGATGAAGTGATTAATCTGTGGAAGAGTAGAGGATGGCAAGGCAAAAAGTCAGGCAGTCCTTTTATTGTTCGAGGTGGATATAATTGTCGACATCAATGGTCATTTGTCAATCCTGATTGGTATGACAATGACGGACAACTAATAATATAAAAAGGAGAATAAAATGTCAGAAGAAACAACACAAGCAGTAGAGCCTAAAGTGGAAACTACTGAAGTTCAAGAAACAACTGCACCAGTTGAAAATAAAACTTTTAATCAAGATCAATTAAATAATATTGTTCAACAAAGATTAGAAGCAGAAAAAAGAAAACACGAGAATCAATTAGCTGAAATCAAGAAACAGGAGGAAGAAGCCTTAAAAGAAAAAGAAATAAAAGAGGCTAAATCTAAACAAGAACTTGAAAAGCTAATGCAACAAAGAATAGCTGAAAAAGAAACAGAAATCCTTAAATATAAGTCAGAAATTAAAAAAGAAAGGATTGATAATTCAGTATTGTCTGTTGCATCAAAGATGAATGCTATAAATCCACAACAAGTCGTGGATCTGCTTAAATCTGAAATAAAACTAAATGATGATAATCGTACAGAGGTACTAGACAAGAACTCTAATATTCGTTATAACGAAAAAGGAGAACTACTTACGATTGAAGAAAGAGTTAAGGAGTTTTTAGATGCTAACCCACATTTCTCGCAAGGGTCTAAGTCTGGAGTAGGGAGTCAGAGTAGCATTGAGGGTAAAACTGTAAAACCTTTTAATATTCAGGATTTAGATATGAGTAAGCCAGAGGATCGTTTAAAATATGCAGAATATCGCAAAGAACGAGATTCAAAGCCTACTCAAATAAATTTAACAAATAAATAATAAAGGACAAATAAAATGGCAAACGAAAGCACAAGTTCTACACTCTCGGAATTATATACTGAGATCGTAGCAGAAGCATTGTTCGTAGCAAGTGAGAAATCAATAATGAGACCTCTTGTAAAGAATTATGCAATAAGTGGTGGCGGAAAGTCAGTTGAAGTTCCAATCTATGCGGCAGTTTCTGCGGCGGCGGTATCGGAAGCAACAGATTTATCTAACACAGCACCAAGAAATGTTGCGGCAGATATTGGTAAATTATTTGGAGAAGCGATTGCAAAAAAAATAGACACAGATCTAACAGCATTATTTGATGGTTTTAGTACAGCAGTAGGGTCAGGCTCAACAGCTTTAACTGCGGCATTAGTATTTCAATCAATAGCAAATGTAAGAAATGCTGGAGTATCAATGGACGGAGTATCAACAGTTTTACATCCAATGGTAGCTTATGATCTTAAAGCTAATTTGACTAATACTTTTGCAAATGCAAATGGTAATGATTTAGCAAATGAAGCATTAAGAAATGGTTTTGTTGGAAGATTAGGTGGAGTTCCTATCTATGAAACAACAAATGTAGCTAACGATGGAACAGCTGGGGATTACAAACAAGGTGTATTCCATAGAGACGCATTAGGTCTAGCTATGATGCAAGACTTGAAAATTGAAACTCAAAGAGATGCGAGTTTAAGAGCTGATGAGATTGTAGCAACAGCAGTATATGGAGTTGGCGAATTAAATGACTCTTATGGTGTTGAATTACATTCTGATTCATCTATCCAATAATAAGATAGTTATAAGGGCGAGAAATCGCCCTTATATTAAAAAGGAGAATTTATGAATATAAAATTAACCAATGGCACAAAGACAATAACTAGATTAAAAAAACAATACGAAGCAAATAAAAATCATTTTCAAATGAGAGGTTATTCTCCTGTCGGAGAAGCTAAAAAAGAAATTAAAAAATCTAAAATAAGTGATATTGTTGACAAAGTAGTACAATTAAAACCTAAAAAAAAAACAAGGAAAAAGAAATGAAAAATATAGAAAAGTATTGGAACATGGCAAAAGCTAATCCTAAGGTTTCAGCTGGTGTGGTTGTAGCAGTTATAATATTAATTTGGGTGTTATAAAATGGCTAATTATACTGGAGCAGATGTTATAACAACATCAGATGTTTTAAAATATCAACCTGACGCATTTGAATTTGGTATTTCAACAACAGCAACTGAAACAACAAATTTTTTAGCACAAACCACAAATGATATATTAAGAGAGTTAAGAATAAGGTGGTTTCCTGTTTATAAAACAAATGTTTACACAGATATAACAGTTTTAAACACTGCTGAAATGGTTAATACAAAAGTTAATTTAGATCAGTTTGAAAGAGCTGGTGTTTATTTATTTTTATCAAGATTTTATTTACCAGCATTAACTAAATTTAGACCTGAAGCTGATAAAGATAGGTTTGAGAGAATGATTGAATATTATAATGCAGAATATAATAAAGAAATGCAATCAATTTTAGAAGATGGTGTTGAATATGATACTGACGCAAACCAAACAATAGCAGTGAATGAAAGAGAGCCTCTTCACGGATACAGAAGACTAACTAGATAATGTTAGCTGGAAGAGTCACATCTAATCTGCCAATCGTAAGCAAACGATTTAATAAATTTTTTAAAAGGTTTCCTAATATTGTAACTAAAGGTTTAGAACAAGCTGGTGTGCAATTAAAAGAAATAATTATCACAAGAACTGACAGAGGTTTAGATTTTAACAAAAGAAAATTTGTTCCTTATAGTCCACAATATGCAGAAGAAAAAGGTAAGACAGTTGTAAATCTACAAGATACAAATAGAATGCTACAATCCATAGACTCAAAAATAAGAAATAAAAATAAAGCACAGGTGTTTTTTAGAAGTCAATCAGAGGCTAAAAAAGCATTATGGCATAATCAAGGCGAGGGCAAACTTCCTGTTAGAAAGTTCTTTGCTTATAATTTAAAAACAGAAAAATTAATAAAAAGAACATTTGAACAATTTATGAAAAAAGAAATTAGAAGGATGAAGATATGAGTATAAGAGAAGATATAGCAAGTCACATCACTACTACAATTACTAATATATCGAGTCCAGCAGTTAGAAAGGTAACAAGACAACCTTTTAATTTAGAGGAATTAGCACAATCACAATATCCAGCAGTTTTAGTACAAACACAGGAAGAAACTAAAGAAGATTCTGAATTAGGAAGTGGTGCAAAAACAAGAATAAATAATTTAGAATTTTTAATAACAGGATATGTTAAAGGTGGAGAAGATAATATTGACACTGCAAGAAATAATTTAGCAAGTGCCATTGAAACTGCTCTTGAAACTGATATAACTCGAAATAACAAAGCATTAGATACAGAGGTTATATCTTTAGAAACTGATGCTGGTACACTTTTTCCATATGGTGCTATCAGCATGGTTGTTAGAGTAATTTACGAACACGATAGTGCAACCCCATAGGATAAAAAATGGCTGATAAAAATTTAGAAAAAATTGACAAAAAATTAGATAAAATTGAGGAGTTAGTCCAAGATGTTAGAGAACTTATTGAAAATCACAAAGAATATGAAGATGAGAATGTGGTTGACGAAGAGGATGATAACGAATGGGAAGAAGATGAAGATATTGACGAGGACAATAATTAATAGTAAAAGGTTTTATGGCAAAAGATATTAAACTAATAAAAGGCAACGAAGAAATTATAATTAATGAAACTCAACTTGAAAATTTTGAGAAACTTGGTTATAAGCAAATTAACAAACAAGATAAACCAAAAAAAGAGAAGGATAACAAATGGCAACACATCACGGAAAAGAAGGTGTAGTAAAAGCTGGTGGTACTGCAATAGCAGAACTAACAGGATTCAGTATTGAAACAACAGGAGATGTTGTAGAAGATACAGAATTAGGAGATGCAACAAAATCATTTGTAGCTGGAAGAACTTCATTTAGTGGCTCGTTAGATATGAACTACGATGAAACAGATTCTCCACAACAAACCTTGACTGTTGGAAGCACGATTGCTTTTATCTTATTACCTGAAGGTGCAACATCAGGGGATGAAAGTTTTACAGGCTCTGGCATAATCACAGGAATGTCGGTTACGAATGGAATGGATGCAGTAGTTACTAGATCAGTTACATTTCAGGGAACAGGAGCATTAACTAGAGGTACTGTCTAATAAGACTTTATGAAGTTAATAGACTCTGCAAAATCACATTTTGAGTCTCTCGGTGTTCAACACATAGAGATTGATGAATGGAAAGACGAGGCTGGAAACCCTAGTGTTGTTTATTGGAATCCTATAACCCTATCTGAAAAGAATAAACTTTTTAAAAAGTCAGATAATCTAAACGATGTAAGTATACTTGCTGATATTCTAGTTATGAAAGCACTAGATAAAGATGGCAACAAACTATTTACATTAGAAGATAAATTAGCTTTAATGCATAAAGTTGACTCTGATGTCCTCTCACGCATAGCCACAGAAATGGTAAAGGCTATCAATCCTGATGAAGTAAAAAAAAACTAAAATCTGATCCTGAATTAAAGAATTGTTTTATTGTAGCTGATAGGTTAAAAATATCCTTGCAAGAAGTTTTACAAATGGAATTATGGGAGTATAACCATTGGTTAGGCTATCTTTTAATAGAACAAGAAGAACAACAACAAGCTATGAACAAATCAAGGCATAGATAATGGCACAGAATTTAGTACTTAATATATTAGCACGAGATAAAACAAGACAAGCATTCAATGGTATTAGAGCTGGATTAACAAATTTAAAAGCATCTATATTTTCAGTTCAATCAGCATTATTAGGAATTGGTGGTGGTTTGGTTGTTAGATCATTTATAAATGTTGGTCGAGAAGTTGAAGAGCTTGGAATAAGATTTAATTTTTTATTTGGTAATGTGGAAGAAGGTCAGAAAGCCTTTAAAGGCTTAATTGATTTTGCTGGTAAAGTTCCTTTCTCACTTGAGGAGATTGCATCTGCATCAGGAAATTTAGCAGTAGTAACTAAAAACGCAGAAGAAATGCAAAAAGTTTTAAAGATCACAGGTAATGTTGCGGCAGTTACAGGATTAGATTTTAGAACTACAGCTGAACAAATACAAAGATCATTCTCATCAGGTATTGGTAGTGCAGATTTATTTAGAGAAAGAGGTGTTAGAGCCTTACTAGGATTTAAAGCTGGTATGACAGTAACTACCGAAAAAACAATAGAAAGGTTTGAAGAATTGTTTGGAGAGAATGGTAGATTTTCAAAAGCAACAGAAGTTTTAGCAACAACATTTACAGGAACATTATCAATGCTTGGAGATAAATTATTCAAGTTTAAATTAGAAACAAATGAAGCTGGTTTCTTTGATTTTGTTAAAAATGCGTTAGTTGTTATTAACAGAATGATTGAAGAAAACGCAAAAGCCTTAAGTAATTTTTCAACAGCAGTAGGTCAAGGAATGGTCAATTTTATAAAACAATTTATTTTAGGAATGGCTGGACTTATGGATATTGTAGCACCTTTGTTTAGAGTTATTAATAATGGTCTTGCTGGACTAATAGAAATTGTCAGAGCCTTGCCTCCAGCTATTCGAGAGATGGGTATTATAGGTTTCTTAATGCTTGGTAGAACAGGAAAAATAGCAGTTGTTGGTATTTTAGCTTTGTTAAAACAATTAGGTGTCGATTTAGATGAACTGACAAATAAAATATTTGGCAAAGGCGAAAATGAATCAATGGGAAATATGTTTAATAAGGCAAACGAATTTATTAAAAAAATTGATGAAAATATTATTGCATCTAAAAAGTCTATGGAAGAGTTAATGAAAAATGCAACTAATTTTACAGAAGAAACAGAAAAAGCTGGTGTTAATCTTCAAAAAATAAAAGAGAATATATTAGAAGCATTAAAAAAAGACTTTGAATCTATAAACACTACAATAGGTAAAATGGCTCAAAGTGGTATTAAAGCATTTTCAAGATCATTAGCAGAAGCAGTTGTTCTTGGTAAAGACTTAAATATGTCTATGAAAGAGTTAGCTCAAAAATTATTAGTTGATTTATTAGCATTCACTATACAGATAGTATTACAAGAAGCTATCAGATTTGCTTTAGCTGGTAAAATATTTAAAGAAAAAGAAAAAGAAAAAAACACAGCAAGAGAGTTAGGAATTTTAAACAGTATAGATAATGCTTTGCATATGTCAAAATTACAAACATTAAAAGCACAAACAAAAGAAATGGAAAAACAAAAAAAAATACAAGGTGCAACAATGTTAATGTCAGGAAATCCTTTAGGATTTTTAGGTTTTATGGCAAAAGGTGGTGCAGTATCTAAAGGAGAGCC